AGAGATTATACTTGGGATGATTATGAAAAGGTCTACCTATTAGGGTTTGACCATGATAATGACCATTATAGTAATATCTATGCTGATACAGACCATTATTTCAGTAAAGATAGAGAAATGAGGGATGAATATTATAAATGGACTAAACAAATTATCAATACTATTCACAACCATCCCTGTGTACAGTTTATTTGGGTTAATTATCTAGGAGATAATTTACCAAATCTACCAAATTTATTTTCAAAAGATGAAAAGGAAATATGACAAGTTTAACAGATCAACCCGAAAATATTAATCCTCTGGCAGATGTTCAGTTTAGATTTGATGTTGCGGCATTACCCAAAACTTCCTTTTTTGTTCAATCTGTTAATTTACCAGGCGTAGCATTAGAAGGGGCGGTTATATCTACACCACAACTCCAAAACTTTTCTCGACATACTGGTATTATAACTTATGATCCTCTCAATGTTACCTTTTTGATTGATGAATATTTAAAAAATTGGCAAGAAGTATTTCAATGGATGGTTGGAGAAGAAAACAAATACACATCCGCAGTATTAACTATATTAAGTAGTTCTATGAATCCTACAATGGAATTACATTTCAAAGATATTTTTCCTACCTCATTATCAGAAGTATCTTTTGACAGTACTACAACAGATCCAACTTATCAAGTTGCAACCGTTAATTTTAACTATACAGAATATATTATTAAAAATTTATTAAACAACTAAGGTATATTAGTGTTTCTGGCGAACACACCTTATTATATCATAGATTTATTATTTGTCAAGAGATATTATGAAAAGTGATTTTTTAGAATTGTTATGGTTATTCAATTCCCCTAGAGAAACAAGAAATATAATCCGATTAGACTTGCATGAAGCAGGGTTATTGTATAAGTATGCTTCACAACAATGGACAAAAATGCCCAAAGATGAAACGGGTAATGTTATATTAGAGATTGGTAGATATTGGGCAGGATCAACAGTTTTACTCGCAATGGCTACTCATGATACTAAAGTAAAAATAGTTTCAGTTGATGTTGTTGAAGGATGTCACGATCCTGATGCGGATGATTGGTTGAATAATTACGAAGAAAAAGAACGAATAGATATTAGAGTAGATAATTCGTGGGCAATGAAAAACTTTCCAATATCATTGTTGTTTGTAGATGGTGATCATACGTATGAAGGAGTTAAAAAGGACTTTATTCATCATTGGAATTATTTGAATGGTCCGTGTTTAGCACATGACTATACAGATCCCACTTGTGAGGGTGTAACAAGATTTATAGATGAGTGGATTGAAGAAGGTTATGCCGAAATAATTGAACAAGTGGGTACAATGGTAGCTCTTAAAAAATTGAAAGATCATGAGATTAACAAGTGACAAAAGGATCTATGTTCCCGATTGTGATGATTGGTATAAGTGGGGCGCAGATTATGAACAAAAAGAATATGATGAAATAATACAATATATATCCAATTTTGATGTAGCACTAGATATTGGTGCTCACGTTGGAATTTGGTCAAGAAGATTAGCAGAAAAATTTAAAACTGTTGTAGCTTTTGAACCTGTCCCTGACCATATAGAATGTTGGCAAAAGAATATGGAAAATTTCCTCAAAGAAAATTCTGATTGGGGAAATTATACTACGCTACACAAAACAGCATTAGGTCATGAGAATGGAACTTCCACAATGAGAGTTCCAAATACTACCAATACTGGAATGGCATCACTTGTTTATGAGGGTGATTTTGGAAAAGCACAAAGATGGGTACAACCTAATTGGGATAAATTTCCAGATATAGAAATTGAAATTAAAACATTAGATAGTTATGAATTCGAAAAATTAGATTTTATAAAAATGGATGTTGAATGGTTTGAACTTAGAGTTTTACAAGGCGCCGAACAAACTATAAAAAAACATAGACCTATTATGTATATAGAAATGCATGATGCACAAGCCTTTAAGTTGATGACTGATTGGGGATATAGAATTATTTGTTCACATAGTATGAATCGTTTATATAAAAGTATAAAATGAAGTTTGAAGAAATACAGAAATTATGGTCAGGTGATTGTGAAATTGATGAAACAGAATTATCACAAGAATCGGTAAAAATTCCACAACTACATAACAAATATCTGATTATCTTTCACGATGAAAGATTAAGACTCCGTACTATGAGGTTTGATCATAGTAAACTCTTGAAAGTTAAAAGGGAATATTTTTCAGGAAGAATGGATGCAACAGAATTAGAGGCGTATGATTGGGAGCCATTCCAATATAAGTTACTCAAGGCAGATGTACAAGAGCACATAGATGCTGATGATGACATAATAGAAGGTAAGAAAAAATTATCACTACAAGAAGAAAAAGTAGAATATCTTGAATCAGTAGTAAAGAGTTTAACTAATAGGGGATATTTAATTAAAAATGCAATCGATTGGAAACGTTTCACAGAAGGTCATTGATACAATAGAAGTCTCAAAGAAAGATGAAGTATACGTTAAGATTGCCTGTGAAGCCAGCGTAGCCCAAGAGCTTTGTGATTATTTTACGTTTACTGTTCCTGGGCACACATTTATGCCAGCATATCGTATGAAAATTTGGGATGGTAAGATTAGACTATTCAATATTCATAATAGACTATTGTATGGTGGTCTACTTGAATACGTTTTTATATTTGCTGAAAAAAGAAATTATGAAGTACAGCCTGATGGTGATTGGTGGAAACCACGTAAGATAGAAAAAAATCAAGCTTTCCTTGATGACTTAAAGTTACCTTTTGAACCTAGAGATTATCAACTCGAAGGATTTCACCATGCTTTGTCATATAAAAAATGTCTGTTGGTATCTCCTACCGCAAGTGGAAAATCCCTAATCATCTATCTAATTGTACGAGCACTTAACGTTAAGACTCTCATAATCGTACCTACCACTTCACTTGTTTCTCAGTTGTATTCAGACTTTCAAGAATATGGATGGGATTCCGCAAAATTTTGTCACCAAGTCTACGCAGGTCAAGATAAAGTGTCAGATAAAAAGGTGGTTATCTCTACGTGGCAATCCATTTATAAACTTAATAAGAAACTTTTTGAACCATATAAGTTAGTTATAGGTGATGAAGCACATGGATTCAAGTCAAAGTCTCTTACATCCATCATGACCAAATGTGTGAACGCAGAATACAGAGTTGGTACTACAGGAACATTAGATGGAACGCAAACTCACAAATTAGTACTTGAAGGTCTATTTGGTAAGGTTTATAAGGTTACAACCACTAAACAATTGATTGACAAAAAAGAATTGGCCCCATTTCGTATAGAAATTATTGTATTAAGATATCCTGATGTAATATGTGAACAGTTTAAACAAATTAAATATGCAGATGAGATAGAATTTCTAGTGGGTCATGAGAAAAGAAATAAATATATACGAAACCTAGTATTATCTCTTGAAGGTAATACTTTGCTCCTGTTTAGATTGGTCAAAAAACATGGACGTATTTTATATGATTTACTTTGGGAGAAAATAGATGTTGGATCTAGAAAAGTCTTCTTTGTACATGGTGGAACAGAAACCGATACAAGAGAACAAATACGAGCCATTGCTGAAAAAGAAACTGACGCGATCATCGTGGCCAGTTATGGTGTATTCAGTACCGGCATCAACATTAGGAATCTTCATAACATTGTGTTCGCTAGTCCTTCTAAATCTCGTATTAGGAACTTACAGTCTATAGGTAGGGGTCTGAGATTGTCGGACAATAACCAAGAAACTGTACTATATGATATTGCGGATGATTTGAGGTGGAAAAACAGAAAAAATTATGCTTATCGACATCATGAAGATAGAATGAAAATATATGATGAAGAAAAATTCCCATATAAGATTCACAACATTCCACTTAAGGTATGAATGGAAGAATTAACCAAAGAAAACTTAAAAGTTATAAGATTAGAAAATGGTGAGATTCTATTTGCAAAGGTACAAGTGACTGATAGAAGTAAAAGTAATGGGTATTTAGAACTACATTGGTCAATGAAAGTAATGATGAAATTTAATGATGACAAAAAGGAAACACAATTAGCATTACTTAAATGGCTTCCCTTTACAGACACCACACATGTTCCTTTATCAGCAAGAAGTATTATGTCTGTTTCAGAATTAGGCAAGGATTTTCAAGACTTTTATATAAATTCTGTAGAAGAAGATCGAGTATTAGATAGAGATCAAGAATTAGATAAAATGTCTAAAATCTTAGCAGATTATGAACCAAAAGGATTAATGAATTAAACTTACCTTTTCGGTTTAACACCTAATTATAACATCTTTTTTTCAAATGTCAAGACCCCAGCACCCCACTTGACATCTATGAATTTTATGATATAATGAGTATAGTAATTAAGTTTAATCTAACCAAAAAGATGTAAAATTATGGCACGAAGAAAGAATATTAAAAATAAGGCTCATTACGTAGATAATGCAAAGTTTCTAGAAGCGATGATCGTATATAAAAAGGAATATGACACCGCAGTTAAAAATGAAAAAGACCTTCCACAAATTTCTGAGTATCTAGGTTCAGTATTTTTGAAGATAGCACAAAGATTATCCTTCCGGCCTAATTTCATAAATTACGCATTTAAGAATGATATGATATCTGATGGAATAGAAAACTGTCTACATTATATCCACAATTTCAATCCCGAAAAATCAAACAATCCATTTGCATATTTTACCCAAATAATTTACTATGCTTTTATTAGAAGAATACAAAAAGAAAAGAAACAGTTGTATATTAAATATAAGAGCATGCAAAATTATGATATAATGCCAGGATATATGGATCAAGAAAAAACGAATGATGTTCCCGATCCTACAGGAGATTACAAAAATTCAGAATTTAAAATAGTGGTTGATGAGTTTGTCGATAATTTTGAAAAGAGTAAAAAGAAAAAAGCGGTTAAAAAAGAACCAACAAAACTAGAATTGTTTATGGGTGTTACATTATGAAGATTGCTCTTATAACGGACACTCATTGGGGCGCTAGGGGGGATTCCCTCACATTCCTAACCTACTTTCGAAAGTTTTATGATGAGGTGTTTTTTCCTTATTTAGAAAAACACAATATCAAGACTTTAATCCATTTAGGTGATGTAGTTGATCGCAGAAAGTTTATCAATTTTAAGATATTGAATGATCTACGAACAAATTTTGTTGAACGTTTGTGGAAAATGGGGGTAGATACTCACATAATTATTGGTAATCATGACACCTTCCATAAGAATACCAATGAATTAAACTCTCTCCAAGAAATTTTTACTACACATGAGGGGAAAGTTGAGCCGTGGATGTATTCTTCCCCAAAGGAAGTGGACTTTGATGGTTTGGGTATTTTAATGATGCCGTGGATAAATGAAGACAATTATGGGGAGTGTATGAAAGCCATTAAAAATACACAATGTCAAATTCTTATGGGTCATCTTGAAGTAAAGGGTTTTGAACAACATATTGGTTCATGGAGTCATGATGGGGTAGAAGCAAAAATATTTGAAAAATTTGATATGGCCATGAGTGGACACTTTCACCACAAATCGGATAATGGAACAGTTTACTATTTGGGGAATCCCTATGAAATAACATGGAGTGATTATAAAGACCCCAGGGGGTTTCATATCTTTGATACAGAGACAAGAGAGCTGGAATACATACAAAACCCCTTTAGAATGTTCAGAAAGTTTTATTATGATGACAGCGAAGAGACTTTTGAATCATTGACTGAAAAAGATTATAGTGAATATGAGAATACATACGTAAAGGTAGTAATACAAAAGAAAACAAATCCCTTTTGGTTTGATACTGTATTGGATAAATTATACACAGCGAATGTAGCCAATCTAGTAGTGGTTGAGAATTTTTCAGATTTGGAATATATGGAAGATGATGAGTTGGTTGATGAGGCTCAAGATACTTTAACAATTTTAGGTAAATATGTTGACTCATTAAATATAGAAAATAAGGTGGAACTAAACATGCTTATGCAAAATTTATATAATGAAGCATTAACTGTAGAGGCAGTATGATAGAA